CGCTTTTGTTCTAATCCTTAAATTAGCTATATAGTGCCTGTCTATTTCCACGTTAAACTTTTCTTCAAACAAAGCTTTTAATTCTACATTTTTCATGTTTAAGTGATCTAGTAGAAACCGCATTTGTATTTCTGAATATTTATTTTTTCTGCCCATTATTCCTCGTCTGCGTTGCTTAAACAACATATAAGCATTTCCAAGTAGTCTTTTGCTTTTAATAGGTCATCAATACCATTTTTGTCGTTGTATCTAATTAAATACTTCAATGTATTACATAAATAAAAACCGTCTTCAACCTTGCAATTATTCTTTTTAGCAATGTCGATAATTACCCTCATGGCATTTTCCCCATTAATCATGTATCGATTTTTGTTTTCCATTTATAACATTCTCCCTGTAATAACAAGTAAATTTAAAAGTATACAAAATTTCAAAAGCATAATACATACATTGCCTACTGTTTTCATATCATCTAATCTATCAACCTTTTTAGCCTTTTTGATTTTTGCTTTTTTCTTAATGAGTTTTTCACACTTAAAACTAGGTCTTTCAATACCTATCCAAGCCTTATCATAATCTTCAATTTTCTTTTCCATTTTTAATTTCCCTCTAAATACCTTTGTAATCTTTTTCTGTTGATGTAGTACGAATACTCATCCTTGTGTTTAACGGCTACACCAAACTCGCTGAATAGCTTTTGCTGTAGTGCAAGTCTTAAACCTTGCTCGCTTATGCCTAAAAGTTTACTTGCGTCTTTTATTGTGTATGTTTTTAGTGTGTCCATATCTACGCTCCTAAGAACTTGTTAGTAAAGTATATTTGACCTTTACCTGTAATTTTAGTTGTTGATGTCGTTCTTACTGATCCATTCGGATTACTAAGCACTCTTATCTTAATTTCAAACAATCCAAGTTCCATCGCATATTGAGTTGGTAAATTTTTGCGTTCTCCACTCTTACATAAATAATCGTGTTGTCTTAGCCATTCAAATAGCTTATTTTGTCCAATATCATATCCGTTTTGCTTTAATCTTTTAGCAAATTCACCAATTAATATTGAGTTTTCGGCAACTTCGCAACTATCAGCAAATAATACTTTCGGCTTGTCTTTTTCAATCTGTGCCTCAGCCAACGCTCTCTTCGCCTTTTCTTCTTTTAGATTAGTAGCAAGTTGTATCAAGTAATCAGGATCCATTAAAGTCTTTTCAATGACTTCAGTAGTCATGTATGCTCCGTATTTGCGAATTGATGGAAGTACTTCTGATGTAACCCAGTCACTGAATTTCTCTGCTTGTGGCTTTCTACTTTGGAATACTAACTTGTATAGGTTAGACTCGTTAATAAAATCTGCCTTTTGTATTCCACCATTTGTAAGGATGTCGGTAGTAGCTACACCCTTTTCATTAAGTCTATTTTTGCTATCTCTAGAATTTTTTATTTCTAAAACTCTACATACGTCACTTAGCATGAAGTAAGGTTCATTGCTAATCATTTTTGTTCTCACTTCTCCAAATTCACTATTCTTAAAAATTTGTAATTCTTGCATTTATTCTCCTTTCTTGTTTACGCTTAGAGCGTATTTTTAGTGTAAAAAAATAATATCCTTATATTCAACTGAATAGACATCTTCTATTTTTTTAATTTGTTCAACATTAGGAAACGTCGTTCCTTTTTCCCAACTTCTTAAAGTTACGACCGAAACTCCCAATGCGTTAGACGCTTCTATTTGACTAAATCCTTTATTAACTCTTGCCGCTTTCAATGTAATTTTAAAACCATTTTCCATACCCTCACCCCTTTCTATTCATATAAATTCCACCAATCAACATCAAACACTTCCGCGATCCTTTTTGCTACACTAACTGGAAGTTCGCCATCTTCTAACTCATATTTACTAATCGTTCTTTGATTCTTTCCAATAAGTTTTCCCAAATCGGATTGACTCAATCCATTTTCTTTTCTTAATCTAATTAATAAATTCAACATATTGTGTATCTATCTCCTTTTTATGTGTGTTTACCACTGCATATGGTATAATAATAAGTAAAGGAGGTGAATTTATGGCTGGAAAAAATCAACACGTTACCCCTAAAGGCGGTAAATGGCAAGTAAAAGGCGCCGGTAATAGCAAAGCCACAAAAATTTTCAATACACAAAAAGAAGCTGAAAATTTTGCTAGACAAATAGCTAAGCATCAAAAATCTGAATTAATCACGCATAACCGCCACGGTCAAATTCGTTCAAAAGACAGCTTCGGCAATGATCCACATCCGCCAAGAGATAATGAACATTAATCGTATTTAAACTTGACTCTAACCCTATAACCTTTACTAGGCTTAAGCACATCACTTATAATAGCAATGGTTCTAGGGTTATTTTCTTCAGTTTCAATGATAATTTCCTTAATATCATCTTTTAAATAATTACTTTTATCTTCTGAATCTGATTTTTTATTTTTCATCCCATACCCCCTACTTCAAAAAATATAATGCCAATTTGATTATATTTTCATCAGACTTCTTTTTTTCTTATTCCCATCTACTAGCTACCTGTGCAATACTCAAAATCGCGCACACAATGCCAATAACACTGAACACATCTTCGTGTGTCACTACAGCCAGTAAAACCATCAAACAAGTTACAACCGACAATCCAAAATCTTTTACGTATCTTTTCATATATTTAAAAATATGATAAAATAGATATCACCGTAGAGGCCAGGGGTTATATAACCCCTAGTTCTTTAAGTAGGCTTATTATGCTAGTTATGGCGGTTACCAGTTGCATAATCAAACCTACTTTTTTTATTTTCTTATCCTCTTCGGCTTTCTTCAACTCTCTTTTGAGACGTCTTATTTCAATATCTCTTTTATCAATTTTTCTCACCTCCTGTACTTGATGATTTTATTATATTACGCTTTAAGCGTTTTGTCAAGCATTTTAGAAAGTTTTTTTATTATTTTATATTGTTTTTTTACGCTTATAGTGTTATAATGTAAATATAAAGAGGAGGGAATAAAATGAAATTTGATAATAGCTTAGGAAATAAAGAAATATTCGCCAAAAACTTAAAAAGATATATGAGCGAAAATGACGTAGACAGAAATGAATTGTCTAAACATTTAAATATCGCGTATACTACATTAAGTGATTGGATAAACGCTAAAAAATATCCAAGAATCGACAATATCGAAATTCTTGCAAATTATTTCAACATCGACAAATCAGATCTAATTGAGCCCCCTGGTATTAAAATAAGAGAAGATATGAAACCATTATTAAAATACACACTAAGACAAATGAGTCATAAAACATCAATTCCATTGATTGGTACCATCGCAGCAGGAACACCTATTCTTGCCGAACAAAACATAGAACGCTATTTCGATATTGATACAAGCATACATTGTGATTTCTGTTTGCGTATTCAAGGTGATAGCATGATTGATGCAGGAATTAATAATAACGATATCGTGTTTATCCGACAACAACCAACACTCGAAGTTGGAGAAATTGGGGCAATCCAAATCGGAGAAGAAGCAACACTTAAAAAATTTTACAAAACAAATGATAGCATTATATTACAACCTGCAAACTCTAATTATCTTCCACAGATTTATACATCAGATTCTGATATAAAAATATTAGGAAAACTTGTAGCAACACTACACATTAACAAATAAGTACTCTGAAATAAAAAATCGGAGTACTTAAAATAAATAAAATTATAGGAGGAACTTATGAAGAAAACAGTTAAGGGAGACGACGGCAAACAATACACAATGAAAGAAAAAAAGCCGTTCTACAAGAAAGTTTGGTTTTGGATTCTTGCAGTAATTGTTATTGCAATCTTTGCAAACATGGGAAAAGGAACTGAAAAGGACAACTCAAAAACAGCTACTACAACTCAAGAATCTGCAAAAACAGAAGAGAAGAAAGAAGAGAAGAAAGAAGAAAAGAAACCTGATGTTCCAAAAGAATATGAATCTGCACTTAAAAAAGCAGAATCCTACTCTGAAACAATGTACATGTCAAAGAAAGGGATTTATAATCAATTGACATCCGAAGCTGGAGAAAAATTCAGCAAAGAAGCAGCACAATACGCAGTCGATAACTTAAAAGCAGACTACAAAAAGAACGCATTAGAAAAAGCAAAAAGCTATCAAGACACAATGAACATGAGTCCTGCTGCAATTAAAGACCAACTTACATCTAGTGCTGGAGAACAATTTACTGAAGAAGAAGCACAATATGCAGTTGATAATTTAAACAAATAAAAACATAAAAAAATACCCCTCACACATTGTGCAAGGGATAATTGAGCATCATGATATAACACTCTGTTTTACAAATATATTATATCATATATGCTCTCTTTTTTTAAAACAAAGGAGTAGACCATGGCAAAGAAAAAGAGAAGAAAAAGACTTCCAAATGGACTTGGAAGCATACACAAGCTATCAGGGAATAGGTATAGACCTTTTTTAGCACGAAAAAGTGCGATAACTTTACCCGACGGCTCAACTTTTCGTGAAGTTGTAGGAACTTTTGAGACGTATGAAGAAGCTTATCAAGCACTAATTGATCCAACTATTCATGTAGCAAATGCGACAACTCTTATGGATCTCTTTGAAATATTCAAAGACACAAATGAATTCAAATCACTATCACAATCTACTCAAAGCAGATATAACACAGATATGAAAAAGCTATACGACATTTGCTACACTGATATCCAAAAACTACGATATCAAGACTTACAAAAAGTCATTGACAAGCTTGAAAACAACGGATATCAAGCACGTGTAAATGGTAAAATTGTTACCAAAAAATACAGTCAAGACGTGATAAAAAAGACAATTGTATTAATTAGTAAACTTTACACAATCGCAGTCAAAAATGAAATCGTGAATACAAATCTTGCAGAGCTTCTTGAAATATCCACGAAGAAAAGCAAAAAGGAATTTAATATCTTTACTGACATCGAAATCGAAAAAATGTTTAACAACCTTGACAAGCATCCAATGATACGACCAATCTTGTTAGCAATCTTTACAGGATTAAGACCGATTGAACTTGTAGCACTTGAGAAATCGCACTATGACCGCAAAAATCATACACTGTACGGAATGGGAGCAAAAACCGAAGCAGGAAGAAACAAAGTTGTAGTGTTGCATCCAAGGATATATGATATTGTTGAATATCTGTACAAAAACTCAATGAAGTACTTGATCCACATTGACAACGAAAAACTCACAACACAAAGATATCGTCGACAATTCAAACAAGCACTTGAAGCATTAAACATTCCAACACGAAATCCGTACAGCACGCGTGATACATGTGCTGCACTCATGAATCGATACAACGTCGATAAAGAAACAATCAAGCACCAAATGGGACATACTTCCTACAGCACAACATCAGATAATTACATTCCTATCGACCTTGATAAAAACTTACACGAAATCGAAAAAATACAGTAGTGATGCTTTTTATATTTGTTCCCTTTTTGTTCCCTTTTTGTTCCCTTTCCTCGAGAATCTTAGCGAATTGTGAGTGCTATATGTAAAATTCTACATAATAAAAACAAGCCTAGAACGTGTAAATTCTAGGCTTTTTGCTTGGTACTCCCACCCGGATTCGAACCGGGGATGCCCCCTTAGGAGGGATATTTCAAATGGCTATTTTCCAATACTTATAGCTTGTTATGTTGCCCTTTTGTTGCCTAAGTTTTTGGATTAAAATTTACATTCAAAGAAATCTAAGTCATCATTTTCTTTGAAATTTTTGTCAAGTATTCTTGCATTTGTGAAATCACATTTTTTCATTCTTGATGCTCGCATTAAAACATTAGTTATAAGATTATTAAATCTACATCTTTCGAAATAATTTCTCAAAAATATCACACTTTCAAATTCAGAATTATTGAATTCTGTATCTTCGAATGTTATTGAGTCAAATCGCATGCCTTCAAAATTGCAATCATTGAATTTACAAAAACTTATAAGATGTGATCCAGCTTTCATTACTGAGCCTGAAAAATCACAGTTCTCAAATTCACAATGTGTAAACCCTTTTACAAAAATATTATAATGAAAATCGCAATTTATAAATTTTGTACTTATTAATAAACTGTAATTAATATATTCGCTTACGTTTTTCACCGCTTCGAAATCAACCTTTGATAAGTCGACATTTTTCATAACAAAATCTTCTTCTATATCTTCTTCTTCAACAATAGCGTTTCTTACTTGAAATTCAATAAATTCTTCTGTTGTTAATATTTTCTTGCTATCTATGCTTTCACCTTTTATTATCATTTTTTTACTCCTTTTCTTACTTTGTAACTATATTATATACGCTTATGCGTATAATGTCAACACTTTTTTTATTTGTTTAACCTATCTTTTATCCATTCTTGTACTAGCATTATGTCTTCTAATGTTGCAGTTTTTAGAACAAAATTTTTAGTAATGGATTTTTTATTGATGTAATTTTTCTTTTCTTTGTTCGCTTTGTCCCACTTAGCATTTGCTCTTCTTTGTGCTTCTGTTGTTTTATACTTCAAAACTTCCTCCTTATTTAAATTTTATTTCATTTACTACTTCTTTTACAATTTCGTTGTAGTCTACTAGATCTTCTTTAGCAATTAATCTTGATAATGGAATTGAAAATTCTAGAATCATGTTGTCATAAAAATCTTCTAATGAAAATCTACTGTATACTTCTGAACCTTTTCTAAAATTCTTACAATTCTTTTTGAATTCACTATTTGAGAAAAACGGAATTGAGTTTTTATTAATAAACCATTCTGCAATGTCTCCGTTTTCATCTACTAAACTCTTTGGAATATAAACTGTTTT